CGAGATGATGGAAATCCTGTGGATGGTTGCTTCGTACTACGGTTTCGAAGCTGATCGTGAGATTGCATTTAACAAGGTTGGGTTCCCCGGTTTCCTTAACTTGGGTGGTACTCCTCTCAATGACGCAATCATTGCGATGATGGAAATCGTTCCTAAGTTCAAGCGTGACACTGGTGTTCAGAAAGTCAACACGATTTTCCTGACTGATGGTGCTTCAAATAACTTGGACGGTGTGTACGATTATCGTCTGGATACGGGCACTGGTGATCACACTCAGGTTATTGATCGTATTCGTGGGACAATGACAATCTCTGACCCCAAGACCCTCAAGAATTATGAGGTTGCTGGATACGATATGACTGATGGATTGCTTCGCATCCTCAAGGATCGTGTTGATGATATGAACCTGATTGGCTTCTTTGTTGCAGGTTCTGGTCGCTCTGGTCGAGTTGACAAACGCGCCCTCTACTCTCTACAGCGTGAACTTTCGATGGATGCTATTATGGAACAGGTCAAGTTCATCAACAAGAACAAGTACCTCGTCATCGACTCGAAGGGTTACGATGAGATGTATGTCCTGCCTGCCAAGGGTATGGAAGCTTCGAACGAGGGTCTGAGCGATGATCTGGTTGGTGCATCCAAGGCAAAGCTCAAGTCTGCCTTCGGTAAGTCGATGAAGGGCAAAGTCGAGTCCCGTCAGCTCCTCAACAAATTCGTGAAGTTGGTGGCGTGATAAAAATGTCACACTTCACCGAATTTATGAAAAACATTGAAATTAACTATTGACATATCCTGCTCCACATGGTAATATGAAATATAAGATGAGAAAACAGAAAGAAAGAATGACTATGTACCTCTCTCCTCGCAAGAAACTCTTCGTTGACACTGCTGCCGAAATGTTCGGTGATGGTGCTGTGATTACCAAGTCTCAGAAAGCAGAGGCAGCTGCGAAAGCGGGTGTTCCGTTTCCTACTTGGTTCAAAGGTGAAGGTTTCGCCATTGGTTACAATGCGTATAAATTACCTAGTGAGGGTGGCAATGTTGCTGCTCCTGTCACTGCTGCTCCTGCTGGTGCAGAGGCGACAATGGTAAATCTGGTCGCAACAAATATGGAAAAACAGAATCTCGTTCCTGCTAAGTTCGAAGGGTTTGTGCCTTGGGGCAACTTCTCTCTGATTGAGAAAGTTGTCAAGTCTGGGATGTTCTATCCCATCTTCATCACTGGTCTGTCCGGCAACGGCAAGACCCTGATGGTTGAAGAGGTTTGCGCCAAACTCAACAAGGAACTGATCCGCGTCAACATCACCATCGAAACTGATGAGGATGATCTGCTCGGTGGGTTCCGCCTTGTGAACGGTGAAACCAAGTTCGTGCCCGGTCCTGTGATCGAAGCAATGGAACGTGGTTGCACGTTGCTCCTTGATGAGTGTGATCTAGGTTCGAACAAGTTGCTCGCGTTGCAGCCTGTCCTTGAGGGTAAAGGTGTTTACCTCAAGAAGATCAACAAGTGGGTCACGCCCAAGGATGGTTTCAACGTCATGGCCACTGCCAATACTAAGGGCAAGGGTTCGGACGATGGACGGTTCATTGGAACCAACATCCTCAACGAAGCGTTCCTAGAACGGTTTGCGATTACGATGGAACAGCCCTACGCTTCGCCTGCGGTTGAAACCAAGATCGTCAAGGGTGCCATGAAGAAGTATGGTTCTGTTGATGATGAGTTCGCCAAGAACCTCGTAACGTGGGCTGACGTTATTCGCAAGACCTTCTACGATGGTGGTGTTGATGAAGTCATCTCTACCCGCCGTCTGGATCACATTGTGAAGGCATACGCCATCTTTGGTGACAAGATGCAGGCCATCGAGCTCTGTGTCGCACGGTTTGATGAGGATACCAAGGTTTCATTCCTTGACCTCTACACCAAGATCGACGCCGGTGTTATCACTGGCGAAGATGAGACAGAAAGCGTAGCTGAAGAAGCAATGCCTTTCTAAAAAAGTTTATGTGTAAGGGTTGAAATTTCGGTTTCAACTCTTATATATATTAGGTGGATGCCATTAAGGGTCCACTGTTAATCTTGCTTTATAAGGAGATACCAAAATGGTTACAAATATGAGCACAAGCAAAACACTATCTATTTTCGACAATTTCAACCAACTTACACCCTACGCAGTAGGATTTGATCGAGTCTTTGATCAACTCAATACTTACGTTGCAAATAATGCAACGTCATCAGGGTTCCCGCCATATAACATCCGTAAAGGGGGTGACTATACCTATGCCATCGAAATGGCCTTGGCGGGTTTTTCAAAGGATGATATTGAAATCGAAGTAGCAGAAGGTTTACTTACGGTTCGTTCTATCAAAGAGAACGATGAAAATGATTCCAACATTTATCGTGGAATTTCATATCGTAAGTTCAATCGAAAATTTACCCTAGCAGATGATATTGTGGTGAATGATGCTTCCCTCGAAAACGGTATGCTCAAGATAGACCTTGAGCGTATTGTTCCAGATGCGAAGAAACCTCGCAAAATTACAATCAAATAATTTTGAAATAGTAGCGAAAGGGGCATTGACAAAAGTGCCTCTTTCGTGTACTATAATATAATGAAACTTAATAATGGAGATTTAAATAAATGGTTAGTTTTACAACAGGAAAAATAGGCGACCCCGGATTCATTGATCCAAACAGTGCCGAAGCAAAGGCAATGGTTGTTCCATCTACAGATGATGATTTTGTAGAAAAACCTTCTGAAGAAGAAGTAGAAAAGGTTAGCATTGGTATTACGGTTGCAATGCGTAATAAGTTAGCAGTTAATATTATGCGAGCTGAAATCCCGCTCAATGTTATTGATGAATTGAATGAACATATTGATGAAGTAATTATTCCTGCTGGTCTAGACTTGTCGCCAAAATTGGTTGGTCAGATTAATCAGGATGAACACTCTGGACAGTGGCTCTTTCCACATAATGATGGTAGTGTCGGAGAACAGTTTGCTGAGATTATTAATAATCTTAGTAAAGAATATATTAAACAGACTCTCGGTAAACTTGAGTTTGAAGATACATATAAGGAAGTAAAGACTGATATTGAAACTATGTGGTCGGTTCATAGTTATGCTGGTGACTATAACCCTTTGCATGATCATGGCACTCGTAGTTTTATGGGTCTGTCTTGCATTCTCTTTCTAAAGGTTCCCCCACAGATTGAAGCTATTGGTCTTCCATCTGATGAAATGATTGCTGCTGGTGTCACGCCGGGGTTTCAAGGACTCAATGGTGCAAGTGGTGCTGTTGATGGATTTACTTATTTGTGTTGGGGTGCAAACGGTATGCGTGATGTTAATATGCTTCGTCCTATCCAAGAAGAATATGTCAAACCAGAAGTTGGAACTATGATTATATTCCCTGCTTGGTTGCGTCATGCTGTTATGCCATTTTCTGGTGAAGGTGAACGTAGGACTTTCTCTGCAAATGTTAACGTAGATATGCAATGAGCGATTTCATTCACTTGATACAAATGGATGATACATCACTATGTGATGATATGCTCAAGTATTATAGTAATAATGCTGAGTATAAACAGCGTGGTCTATCTGATGGTGGTGATAAAAAATCAACTGATGTTGTAATATGGCCAAACTCTAGTGATACTAGTATTTTGAAATATCTAGATTTCCTTAGATTGTGTGTTGAAAGTTATCGGAAAAAATATGATTCTTTTACTTTCCCACTAGGGTTTGCTGAACCTTGGCTTATTCAACACTATGAACCCGGTGAAGGATTTGTTTCTTGGCATTGTGAACGTACTACTAATCAAACACACCAAAGGGCACTTGTCTTTATGACGTACCTTAATGATGTTGAAGATGGTGGTGAAACTCAGTGGATGTATCAGGGTAAAGAAGTAAAACCCAAAAAGGGTTTGACTGCTATCTGGCCAACAGATTTCACTCACACACATAGGGGTGTAGTATCGCCAACGCAACGTAAAACAATTGCTACTGGGTGGTTTAACTTTCTGGACTTCAGAGCTGCTCACGGTTCACTTACGAAATATTATGAAGGTCAGCTCAGTGATTTGAGAAAAGAAATAAAGGATGAACAAACTGTCAAAGGTTAACTACAAATACGACGAAGGTAAGGCACTTGCTGAACTTCAAAAATACATCGACTCGACATATGATGAACACTATAGCAAGAACAAGTTTCAAGCTACAGAGTTCATCATTGACGGTGGACATGGTGAAGGTTTCTGTATCGGTAACATCATGAAATACGCACAACGATACGGAAAAAAGGGTGGAAAGAACAGAAGTGACTTGCTAAAAGTGATTCACTATGGTATTATTGCTCTATACATTAATGAACTTGAAAGTGAAAAATAATGAAACTATCTACTGAAACTATCTCCGTATTGAAAAACTTCTCTACGATTAACGCTAACCTTATGGTGAAGGCAGGGTCTAGTCTTTCCACCATGTCTGCAATGAAGAACATTGTTGCAAAGGCAGATGTTGCTGAGGAATTCACAACACCCTTTGCTATCTATGATTTGAATGAGTTCCTATCGGCACTCTCTCTGTTCGGTAAACCCGATCTAGAGTTTAATGATGACTTTGTTACTATTACAGAAGAGGGTACATCGAAGTCTCTTAAATATTGGTTCTCTGATCCATCCGTGGTGACGACTCCATCTAAAGAGATTTCGATGCCCTCGACTGAATTGACGTTCCCTCTGTCTAGTGATACACTCAACGAAATCACAAAGGCTGCTGCTGTTATCGGTGTTCCCGACATGGCACTTGCTGGTGGTAAGTTGATGGTTACTGACAAGAAGAACAGCACTGCAAACGCATACGAGACATCTCTGGATGTTGGTGATGTTTCTGCTGACTATAAGTTCTGGTTCAAGGTTGAGAATCTAAAACTTATTCCCGGCTCCTATGACGTTGAAGTGTCATCTAAAAAGATTAGTCACTTTACCCACACTAAACTTGGTGTGCAGTATTGGATTGCATTGGAACCCGAATCTTCTTACAATGTCTAATTTGAGGAATTTATATTATGGAACAATTTTTGTGGGTCGAAGAATATCGGCCACGGGACATCAAGTCATGCGTACTTCCTAAGTCTCTAAAAACTTCCTTGCAATCTTTTGTTGACAAGGAAACACTACCCAATCTGATTTTCTCAGGTGGTCCGGGCGTTGGTAAGACTACTGCCGCCCGTGCCATGCTGGATCAGATTGGTGCTACCTACATGTTTATCAACGGTTCAGAGGAGTCAGGTATTGACGTTCTCAGAACCAAGATAAAGAACTTTGCGTCTACTGTATCACTTGAAGGTGGTAAGAAGTATCTCATTCTTGATGAGGCAGACTATCTAAATCCACAGTCAACGCAACCAGCCCTTCGTGGTTTCATGGAAGAGTTCCACAAGAACTGTGGATTCATTCTAACCTGTAATTATAAGAACCGTATTATCCCTGCACTGCAATCTCGTTGTAGTGTGATTGACTTTGTGATTCCTAAAGCAGAGAAGAATAAACTTGCAACTCAATTCTTCAATCGGTCTATTCAAATTCTCAATGAGAATGAAATCAAGTTCAATGAGAAGGTTGTTGCAGAACTCATAAATACTCACTTTCCAGATTGGCGCAAGGTTCTGAATGAACTGCAACGGTATTCTGTTGTTGGTGAGATTGATGCTGGTATTCTGGTAAACCTTGGTGACAAGAATATCAAAGAACTGATGGTCATGATGAAGAAGAAGGAGTTCACCAATGTTCGTAAATGGGTTGTCGATAATCTGGATAATGATTCAGATAAGTTGTTTCGTGCTGTTTATGATAATCTATATGACTATGTTGACCCTAGTAGCATCCCTCATGTTGTCGTGGCGTTGGGTGAGTATCAGTTTAAAGCGGCGTTTGTCGCTGATCTGGAAATCAATATGATGGCCTGTCTTACTGAGATTATGGGAAGGACAAAGTTCAAATGATTAAAATATATGATGATGTGGTAGAGGATCATGTTGCAGAATTGATTACTTCTGAGATGAAAAATGTTCTTTGGAAATATGAATATCACACTAGAGGTACGGGAAAAGACGCACACCCCAGTACACATTGGCATCGTCTTGCCGCCGACAGGCGGTGGGCCAGCACAGAAGTAATTGCAAATGGTTTTGAATGGGTGATGCCTATCTGGACTTCTGCAATGTTCAAGTATGATTTTAAAAACACTTATAGTATTGATACATACAAACGCATCTATATGAATGCTCACACGCATGGTATTGAACCTGTGATGCATACGGATGATGGCGACTTTACAATGATTTACTATCCTCGAATGGATTGGAAACCTGAGTGGGGTGGCGGCACTCTAATTGATGGGAAACTCGTTCCTTATGTCGGTAATAGTCTTGTTATCTTTGATGCACACCTACCACATATGGCCATGCCGGTCACTAGGGAATGTTATGAACTAAGATCAGTAATCGTATTTAAGTGCAATCGTAATGTATGAGTTAAAGGATTATCTCAAGGCTGTAAATCAGACAAAAGAACCTCTAATGGACGGTGAAGATGAGGAATGGGAGAGGAAATATGCTCCCTTCATTGTCAACAAGTGTGTCGGTGCATTTCCTGATACCGTTATGTTGGTGAATGAAATCAACCAACTACCAAATGTAGATAAGAAACTACAATTTGATTTTTTGATAAATAGTCTGAGGCCAAGGAAGAGATTTACCCCGTGGTTGAAGGCGACGAAATTA